ATACGACGCAGAAAAGCGTAATGAATAATCTGAGTGAAATACGCAAAGGGATTCTGGGATTTCTCTGGGTTAAAGTTATGTATATACTGAACGCAGTTCTCAATTCCGTCTGAAACCATGTCCTCTTTGAACATGTAGTTGACGAAGTTTGGTTTAAATGAAAGGTGTGTAGCAATCTTTAAAAAACACTCACCAATATACCTTGGAATAGGAGGTTTGGGAAGTTCCTTGATTACTGCAATTTCTTTGTCTTCACGATACTTGATAAGTGCTGCCAGGAACTCTTTATTATTAACATAATGTTCCGACCTCTTTCTCTTTGCCATTGGTCTTATCATAAGTTTATCTCATAATATGTATAGATTATATCATCTTACTGAAGACTTGACAAGTTCTGTAATTAAAGTAGAATACCTTTGTGGAGGTTGATAGGGATAGCTTAGTTCTTCTTAAATAACTTTTCTAAGATCTCTTTTGCATCATTGATATTACCTATGCGTCCCATGCGTCTGCTTATCTGTTTGTTATTGTCATCATCATTATTAGAGGATCTGACATAGTCTTGATACATCATAATCATTTCTATATCAGATGATTCACTCATTGTAAGAATGTCAGCAATATTTAAAATGAACATATCTTCTGTGGTCGTTTTTAACCAAGGTTCTACCTTGTATCCAACAACACCAGATCTACTCTTAATTTCATTAACTATAACTGGATTAGAAACAAGAATCATAGTTCTATCTTCTTCTTCAGTAGCAGCTATCTTGGCAAAGATTTCTTCACCAGTTTTTAATTTTAGTGTTGCATAAAAATCGTCTTCTATCATATCTTTAACTCGATAGTGATTATCTCATAGTTAAAATTTTCTTCATTATATGTTTTAATTCTTTCTATAAAATGATTGAGTGTGTAGTTTCTTCTGTTTTTTGTAGAGCAATCATCTGATATGTCATACAGAGTTGCTTTTACTTTATCTTTTCCTTTTCTAAGAACTCGTCCAATACTTTGAAGATTGCGGATTCTGGACTTACTTGGAGAGGCAAAGATAACATTATGGAGGTTTTTAATGTTAATACCAGTAGAAAAAGTTCCATAGGATGCAACGATAATAGCGTTGTGTTCTCTTTCTGTAATTTCTCTAACTAATTCTCTTTCTTCGGCATCTACACCGCCATGTATAAAAAATACTTTACGGTCACCTCGCTTGTATTTATTTATCTCCTCATAGAGTATGGCACCATGTGCTTCAACTCTCGCAAAAAGTACAAGTGAATTACCTTTAAGATCAAGTGTTAGATTACGAATGAAACGATTACGTTTTTCGTGACCTATTAAATACTGTATCTCATCCTCATAAACATCAAATGTTTTTGGTGGATGTTTTAAAACAAGACACTGTATATCAAGTTGTGAAAGATGTCCTTGTCGCATCAACTCATCAGTTCTTGTTACTTTATATGATGGACCAAACAAACCCTCTAACACCCACTTATGCGTCTGTGTGCCGTCTAAAGTTCCAGTAAATCCAAATCTATACTTGGCATGATGAAGTTTGGTCATGATGTTGATGAGAGACTTAGACTTGAATAAATGTGCTTCATCACCTATAATAACACCATAGTCTTCAAAGAAAGATCTTTCTAGTTTATAAACAGATTGCCAGGTTGTGATTGTTACTGGTGCTTCATTACTTTTTTCCTTACCAGAATAGATACGGTGACAATATGACTCAACATCCAAACCATAATCAAGAAAATCCTTGTACATCTGCTCTACAAGAGATGTCGTTGGAACAACTAAAAGGATTTTTTCACCTCGGTCTGCATAATATCTCACTAGAGAATAAATCATCAATGATTTGCCAGAAGCAGTGGGGCTTATCAATAGCTTTCTATTGTGCTTTAGAGCTCCGTATACTCCCTCAATTTGATATTTACGAGGAGTATGAGAACAAATAGAATTCATATAATCTTTGACACCCTCCATTGAGATATGATCATTCTCTTCATACGGAGTGCCATAGAATTTATTATCTTCAAACTTATAACTATATCCATAATTATCGCAGAACTGAACAATCTTATCTAACAGACCAACATAGATCTGCTTAGACCTCATATCGTAAAGGTGAATCTCTCCGTTCCAATTCTTTCCACGATACTGTGGCATAAATTTTGCATTAGGAACCTCAAACTTAAAGTGATCTCTAAGTTCGTATTCTATATGAGGTTCAGTATTAATCTTTAAAAATACTTCGTTTGATTTAGATATAACAAGATTGGCAGTCGTATCAATCACATAGACCCATTCATCTAATAATATTTATTACATATTTTCAAACTTATATTCTAATATCATTCTATATAACGAATCTCTTAAGTACCAAAGATGTTCTTGCTCCATTGGATGTCTGGCAGGAGAACCTTCCCAATTTTCAATCCTCCTCAAAACACAGTGATGTAAGAGACGAATATCTTCTATCGTCAAACTAACTGTATAATCAAACTCTTGACTTGGTTCGAATTCTTCATTCATTATCCTAGTCCTGAATTAAACCTCATGAATTCTATTGCGTTTTTAATTTGATAAGTTCTATTAGTTATCTGTTTTAGTATGCTCTCAATATACACGAGCATCGTATCATAGTAATCTATCTTTAAACACACTGTAGAGAGTTTTTCATCTGCATCAAGATACTTTTGCATAGTATCTTTATCTCTAATTTTTTTAGGAAAAGGTTTTTCGGCATATACTTCAGGGTCAGATTTACCACTGAAGTATTCATAACGTTCATGTCTAATATTTTTTTTCTGTTGTTCTGCTTTCTTTCTCATTAGAAAGATTGTATTATATAATTCAAAATACTTCGCATGAAGAGTGGGAATGTTAGTAGACTCTGTATGTAAATTGTCCATATCAATTTTAGAATCCTTTACCCACATCTCTTGAAGTTTATCAAGATCGATCATAAAGAGTTGTTTTCCATATCTGTCAAGTTGTACATAGTATACTTGAAACTTGCCTCTGCTGTAAAGTATTCAATGTCAGTGTCAGTAGCATCAAACGTAATTGTTGTCAAAGAATATGGAAATAAATCTTTAAACATTACTTGAAACTTTGGAACAAGATTGTTGCTAAGTATTTGTAGTGTAGCATCAGAGTAAATATTGTCGCCAGTTTCTGTTGGGATAATACCATACTCTTCACCTTCTTTTTCTAAATCAAAAAATTCTTTTGGTGATTCTGGAAAACCAAGACCACGAATCCAATTTTGAATTTCCATGTAATTAGTCAAATCTTCATCGACTAAAAATCTAATTGATAGATCACCAAACTCTATTTTATCTCCAGGAATAGGGACATCTCTCAAATAGTTTGGTTGAAATGTAACACCAAGATCAATAGATGGAATATTTGCTTGATTACAAAGAAATGCTGCTTTAGGACATCTTTTTACAATAAACCTAAAACCAGTTGGTGATAAAAAATTTCTATTCTCAACCTGTCTAGAATATCTTTCTGCAGGTTTAGTTCTTTTTCTTGTCCTTGGCATAATTATTCAGTAACAACTGTGGCGTTTGCAAAATGTTTAGGTGACCACGTATGCCCATTTAATGTTACAGTTGTATTTTTAACTGTAGTGGCAGCAGATTTTGTCGAGAATACTTTTCTATCGTCATATTCTTCAGTCCAAGTACTTTCATCTTTATAGTAAACATCACCAATGCTTGAACCCATAACGCTTGGTGTTTTAATATGATAAGCCATTGTGCTAGTTTTTAGTTATTTATCTAACCATAAAAAAGACCCCCCTTGCGGGAGGTCTGTAAGGACATGTGGGGCAACCGCTTCCGCAGCAACCACTTGAATCACATGAGGTTTTTAACAGCAACGCGACGATAGTAGCGGTTCTGGTTAACGATGAGTTGACCACCGCGTGCGTTCTCGGTTCCTTCGGAGAATGGGTTGGAAACAAGACCGTAGCGGGTCTTAAATCCAATTTTGGGCTGGAAGGAGTTCTCTCCAACAGCACGAACCATTTGAAGGGGAACGTATGGGCAGTAGAATATACCTGCGTCATAAGGCGAAGAACCCTTATAACCGACAACGTAATACTGGTTACCGGAGTTAGTTGCTGAGTTACCAGCATTCAGGTTAGCAGAATAAGGATCGATGTAGACGCGGAATTTACCCATCAGGGTTCCAGCAAACGTGTTGCCGGTGTCGTCAACGTTAAGATTAGCGTTAAGTGCAGGGGTGTAGTCGAGCACACCAGCCATGGTCAATGCAGACGCAACGTCAGCAGAGCACATGATGATGTTGCCTTTTCCGCGACGAGTTCTTTGTGCGATTGCGTTTGCATCGCGCTCGATTTGGAACAGGAGACCTTTGAACTTCTCAACAGACCAACGTCCGTTAGAGTCGATATCAAGGTCAAATACACCAGCGGTAGCGGTGTTAGAAACAGCACCTTGCTCGGCAACCTTATAGATGGTTCTGATGACTTCTCTGTTGATTTCCGCGAGGATTTCAGTGGAGAGAATGTTAGCAAGTTCTGCTTCAGCATTCAGACCGTGGATTGCCTTGAGGTCCTGTGCCAGTTCCATGCTGTACTCTGCTTTCAGAGCGCGTGACTTGGCGGTTACAGTGACTTTCTCAATGCTGAATGCCATCTGGTTGAAGGCATTGTTACCAGTGCCATCAAGTGCTTCAGCACTGTCTGTACGCATTCCCTGACCAGCGTTGTAGTCAGTAGAAGATGCGGAACCAACAGGGTTCAAGACTGAAGGGTTAGTTCCTACGTTAGAGGTAGAACCGAAACCAGACTGTCTCTGGGAATATCCAGTGGTGTTGTCGAAACCAGCATCAGATCCAGAGAATCCGGTGTCTGCTTCGTTGTAGAATGCTTCATCGCCACTTTGAGTGTTGTAGCGGGAGCGCATTGCAAAAATGAGTCCAGTAGGACCGGACATTGGCTGAACGCCAGCAAGGTCATAAGCGACCAGGTTAGGCATCGAGCGACGGATCAAGGAGATCAGTACGGGGTCGAAACCTGCAACTGGACCAGTTGCGGTAGCGTCAGCGGAGAAACCAGCATTAGCACCAGTGTTGGTGTTCATGTTTGGTTGCTCAGTTAGCATACCACCGTGTTCAAACGATGATTGCTCTCTAAGGAATTTTTCTTGGTTTTCTAACAGGACTGCGGTTACTGCACGACGATGGGGATCAGAGATCTTATCGCATCCTTCATGATTGAGAAGGGGTGCCCACTTTTCCTGCAGATGCTCGGATTGGAACATTTGCTTTTTACCTTTAAGTGTTTAGTTTGATTTAATGTTAAATTCAGTTTTTACCGAATGAACCTAACGTTCTAATATATGCAGACATTGAATTTGAGTGAGACTCAGATCCAGACTCGTCCACACCTTCCGAAAGGGTTTCGGTTTTTGTCACTGGTGATTTCTTATTGGAGAAATATGACTCCTTAAGTGTTTCCAGTTTTTCACGATATTGACCTTCACTTTCAAACTCTACACTTTCGGAAAGTGAGGCGAGCTTCTCTTTCTGGGTCTGTGCTAGACCTTCAGAGACTTGATCCAAGATACCATCAGCAGTTGCCTCTGAGAGACGACCGTTGAGTGAGATATTCTTCTCAATTTGCTCATTGAGTTTGGTTTCCATATCATCTAGTTTTTCTACCATGCTCTCAAGCACATCATACTTATCTTCAGGGATTGTTACATAATGTTCTTCAAATAGACCCTTCATTCCAGAAAGGAATGATTCAGTCATTTCAGTCTTAAGACCGCTTTCGATGGCAAGTGCGTTTTCTTCAAACCACTCGTCAGCGACGTACTCAAGATAAGAATCAACACGCTCTGCGAGTGACTCTTTTGCTGCTTCGATTTCCTCAGCAAGCTTCTCTTCGTACTGTGTCTCAAGTTCTTCTTTAATTCCAGCAACCTTAGCATTGATTGCTGCTTCAAAGATGGTCTTTGCCTTTTCTTTGAATTCCTCGGAGAGTTCTTCGCCACCGAGGAGAGCATTGACATCTTCTTCGACATCATACTCGGCAACAATCTCTTCTTCGGCAACTACATCTTCAGTGGAAGTTTCTTCCTCTTCAATGGTTTCTTCGGTGTCAAGAACCTCTTCTTCTTTCATGCCTTTTGCTGCTTCTGCTGGTTTTGCACCTTTATTCACAACGTCCTTAACTTGCTTAAGTGTTCCACCGGGTTCCTTAAGTTTTGCTGAGTCATCGTCAGGCTTGTAGTTCTCGGGGGTAGGACCACCGAGATCTTCGTAAGAAGCAGCAACCGAGGAATCCATTGCATCTGCTGGCTTAGCCCCAGAATTAACAGCGGTTTTGGATTGCTGTGTCTTTACATCCATTTCTTGTAATTTTGTGCCACGAGACATTTGAACGCTCCGTTTATCTGTTTTTTAAAACTATATTTATTTATAATTTAATAAATTTTATACTCAATATCAGAGATTATTGAGAAAATTGTTGAACAAATCTAACTTTTGTTCGTCAAGTTGTTTATTGGTAACTAAAGTGTTGATTTGTTTGTATGTTTTTTGAGCATACTTTTCACGAAGGATGCCACCATCCCATACCCAATCTTTTCCTTCCATAATTCCCTCAACAAATGCATCGGGAGCAGAAGGATCAGCAACGATATCAGCAGCAGTTGCTAACATAAAGTCGTCACCGACAATGTTAACACCCTCGCGGGTCTGCTTTAATGAACCAATACCACGGGATGAAACACCAAGTTTTACACCTTCTTCAATAAGTGAAGATGCAATTTTACCCATGGGGGTGCTTAGAATTTTTGCCTTACCAACAAAGTTTGATCCACTCTCTCTTAAAGAAACAATCTTATGGGATACGCGATCTAAATTAACTGTTGGTCCATCAGGATGACCAAGTTCGCCAAGTGCTCTACCTGATTGAACATGATTTTCGTTATACCTACCAACTTCACGGCGAAGTGTTTCCATAGGATACATACGACCATTACGGTTCTTGATGTTTCCTTGAAGGAATACTCCCTCAATATACATAGACTTTTTGCCGTTCTTAGATTCGACAATAAATTCTACTGACTCTACTTCTTCTCTAATCAGTTTCATCAGGATGGTCCTCCAGCGGTTTGAATTTGTTGTGCATAAAACATTCCAGTTCCACCAATTGCTTCTGCAGAGACTTTAAAGTCATCTCTTAACTCTGCATATTGGAAATTGAATGCGGTGGCAATTCCAGAAGTATTTGCGTTTAAAGTAATACGAGTATTATGGAAACCACTAAATCCTGCCGTGCTATTTACAGCAAGAACACCAACATTAGTCAAAGCATTAATGTATGCATACTCAAGATTACCCTGTGTTTGAGATGTGCTTCCATTAATACTTAATGAAACAATATCATCCTGTCCAAATGGCGATCCAGTTCCTTCAGGGAAATCGATAATTGTCGTCGTCCCTGTAGTTATGGCAACCACTCTTTGTGATGATGGTCTACCAATAGTAAGAATTTCTGGTTCACCAGTGATAACTACAAGATCTGTAGTCGTAGCACTCGGAGCAGTTCCAACTGCAACGTGAGCATTTTTATCGATAGCAACCACTCTGATGTACTCAGATTGATGTGAAATGAACGACGACGCTTGCGCCGATCCACTAGTGGCGAAACTAATACCACTTCCTACAGGTTTTAACGCCATTATTTCCTAAAATTCATTTATAATAGTTATTTATAAATTACACATCATCAGTTTCTTCAGATGCTTCATCTTCAATCTCTGCTTCAATTTGATCATCACCAAATACTGAGTTAGCAGCATAAGGTTTAAATGCATCTACTCTCTCAGCAGCTTTGGAATACAATAAATCTTTGATTCCATCACTAATTTGTGAAGGAGATTCATCACTCACAATAGCATCTAATAGGTCTTCCATTTAAAATTCTAAAGATTAACTGTAATATTTATATCTCACCACCCTTGGGCAGTTCTGGTGCTTCAGTTGCAGAACCATCAATATCTGGTTCCATTTGAGGTTTACCTAAATCCATACTTGCTGAACTATCTAAAGGTTGACCAGTTTCTGGGTCAACAGGTATATTTGGATCTAGAATTACCCCGTCTTTAATTTCTTTTTCAATCAGTTTATCCTGTTCGATAATCTCCATGTCAGTTTGACGTAAGATTTTACGGCGAACATAATCTTGAGAGTAATACTTACCAACATATGGTTCTGCAGTTGCTGCAAGAGACAGTCTCTCATTCATGAGTTCTGCTTCTTTTAGTTCTGAGAAGTGATTGTCATATAAGAAATCATACTGAATATGCTCACTCATAGACTGCCAGTCTTCAGGAGTAATTACATTCTTTAGGATTAATTGTGTCTTCAGCATGTCATTAAACATGTTGGAGAATCTTTTTCTTAAACGACCAACAAACTTAGTAAACTTAAGTTCGTCTCTTAAGATCTCAGAAGATCTCCCCAAGTTAAACCCACCTTCTCCATCCATTCGTGATGGTGGGACGTTAAGCGAACGGTAGAGTTTCTTTTTAAAATATTCAATATCAGTGATTTCACCCAGGTTTTGTCCGCCAGGTAGAGTGGTGATTTCGGTTCCTCTTCCACCCTCACGCCTAGGAAGCCAGAAGTCCTCAAGCATTGCCATGTGCTTTTTATCATCACGTATCTCTCCAGTATTAGCATCGTAAACCATTTTGTTACGATATCTCATCATAACATCACGCAGATATTGCTCTGCTTTCATTTTTGGTAAGTTACCAACATCAATATAAAAGATTCTACGTTCTGGAGCACGAGATAATCTATAGATAACCAGTGAATCCTCAATCATTCTAAGTTGATTGAGTGATTTGATTGCTTTATGAAGATATGATAAAGTATTACCTTTATTACGATCAACAAGACCAGATGTGCAGTATGAAATCGCATCTTTTGCGATTTTTATTCCCTTATCGCCACCTGCTTGAGTTGGATTTGCAACTGGGTAAGCAAGTTTTGGTTGGTAAAGAAAATATTCTTCTATCTCAGGAAACTCATAATCCATTGGATCAGAGTTTCTATTATTGATTCTTGCTATAGCGTTTGCTCTATCTTCTGGTTTCAGTTTTTGCTTACGAATATAACGCATTTTCATTGCGTCAATATAACGCAACTCTTGAATACCTTCGTTAGGATTTTTTAAATCGATAATTTTGTGATAATAAATGCGACCATCAATATACCAATTACGATAAATTTCATGTGCCTTTTTATCAAAATCAAGAAGATCTAAGATATACTTAAACTCTTTGCGAATTTTATTTTTAATGCCATCACTAGCATTTAAATTTGATAGTTCAATTTCTACAGGACTATCATTAGAATCGGATACAACTGCTTCATTAACAATATCTTCAATAGCACTATCACATTCGGGATGAAGTGACATTTCACGATATCGTTTGATTAGTTCAAACTCATTTCTAAAGACACCCTCAAGATCAACATGAGTACCAAAAAAACCACTACCAGCGTAATGGTCAACCCCGTCCTCATTACTGGGAGGAACTGGGGAGACTGCTCCGGGAGATAGTGGTTCTGAGTTCTCAATCGAGAATCCAAATAATTTGGACATGATTTATATTATAGTGGTTATCCTCAAACTATTTATCAACCACTGACAGCGCCACCATCACCAAGAAGTTCAAGTGATTGAACCTGGAAGGTTACGGTGAATTCTTCGATAGCGTCTGATGAATCGTAAGAGAGATCAATAGCAGAAACTTCCGTGGGGAAGATATCTACAAACTTATACTTAGCGAGAACAACATTTGATTCTCCACTATTTCTCTTGCTGCTCTTGCTGCTACCTCTACCAAGTTGATATACATGAGCGGATGCCATGTAAGCATCAGGGTTGGTTGCACCAATGTTAGTGTCTAACTTAGCAATTTGCTCAGTCCACTCTTCAAATGCTCTTCTAAGATTGAAGTCTTCATCATTGATAATGGTTACACTCCATGTATCAATAGTCCTGTCTCCAGCAACTTTAAAGATTCTTCCTCTAAAAGGAACATCGATAGAACCGATGTTTTGAGCAGGTAGATTAGATGCTTTACATAAAAATGCAAAGTTAGTAGCATCAAATCCGGGTAAATTAAATTCCAGTTCGTTAAGAGTCATCTCAACTTCAAATAGATTGGGGCGGGCACCGCCCCCAACCATTGCTGACTTAAACTGGGAAATTGTTCTGTTTTCTTTTTGTGCCATTGTTTGGTCCTCCTTTTGTTATTTAGATAATGTTATCAAACTGTACCAGCTACTTCTTCGAAAGAAATACCAGTTCTGGTGGCAACAAACGTAAGAGTGACGTAGTTAATAGACTTAGCAGGCTTCAGGAAGATGTCTGCTCTAAACTCATTGTTATCAATAACATCAGGTGTGTTGTTTGAAGAGTCACAAACAACCAGGAATCCGAAGAGACCTCTCTTTGCCTGAACATCGCGGAGGAAGGGTTCAACAATGTTTCTAAAGTTTGCTCTTGTTAACTCATCATTGAGTTCAAAGAGTTGTGCTTCTGCTGCTCTCTCAAGTGCTTGCTCAACTGTCAGGAACAGGCGGCGAACATTAATTCTATCGAATGCAGATGCATATCCGAGAGCGGTCTTATCGCCAAAGAGAAGTGTTCCAATACCTGGTTTTGTGATAAAGGAGTTAATTCTCTGTGGATAGAGACGATCTCTTTGTGCTTTGTTTGGATTATACGCAAGTTTGACAGCGTTGTTAATAACACCACGCTGCTGACCTGCAGGGGAGAACCATGGGAATGCAACGATTGATGTGCGAGTCATGAGACCAGCAACGTCAGCGTTAGCAGGTACGTAACGGAATTCGTTATTGAATCTATCAAATTGATACTTATAACCACTATCAAATACCGCGTAAGAAGAAGAACTCAACGTGGAGAAGTAATTGATAAGATTATCAGTTTGATCATTGCTATTAGTTACATTGACCAGATTTGTCCTGTGTGGTCCAACGACTGCCATACAGTCTTTTCTTTGACCAGCGATAGAGATCAGTTTGTTTGCTTTCGCTTGTGATTCTGCCTCAGTGTCGCATCCAGGACCCATGATCAGGTAGTCTACCTCAATCTCGTCTCTATTAGAGAAGAGATCGTATGCTCTCATTGTATCAGAGAGTTCTGACAACATCGCGCCTCTAACTGCGCCGTAATCACGACCATTAAGAAGAGGATATGTTACATTTCCAATAGCGGCAAAAGTAACATCTTGAGCATCTTGTGAGAACGCACCATCAGCGGTGCCGACAGGAACGAAAGCGTTTGCGTCTCCACTAGTTGTTGTGAATCCAGTTGCTCTGGGGATAGTTCCATGGACAAGGTCAGGTGCCAGAGATACG